GGTAATACTTACTACACCACCAGTTACCAGTAGACAAAAGCCTCCCGGCAAATTTATTTTTTTAGCATGAATTATTCGGCATTGGCACGCCGTGCGCGTAGTCGGAGTCTCTATCAGACTTTGGCGCCTTATGCAGGTCGTGCTATATCTTTCGCACGTAGGTATGGCGCCTTACAAAGTAATCGCAATCGTGCTAACCGTACTATGCTTAGGGCTCGCATGCGCGGGCACATGCGAATGTCGAGATACCGTAGAAAGCCTACTGGTTCGATGGGTCGGCGCGTGGTAACGCATCCACGCAACAGACGCAGTGTACTCTATACTCTTTTTGGTACTGAGAGTGTACCTCATCGTACCATGAGAAGCACGACTATTAAAGTTCCAACAAGACAGAATGACGGTGTGTCTGACGACATTTTCCGACTTGGAGATAACCTTTTCATTGCGGGAGTCAGATTCCATTTACGATTCATCAATGATAACGCAACGCAGGACGTACTCATGCATTACGGGTTTTTGCAATCTACGGGTCACGTTGATGCCGCTGATAGAACCAATACCGGTGTGAACACTGACTATGTCAAAGAGTTCTTCTTTACCGATCACAACAGTAACGGTGAAAAACAGATTGATTTCACCGACGATACAGCCGCAAATGATATGCTATACGACCAACGTCGTATCAACAGCCAAAAGTGGAGAGTTCTTTCTAATAAGACTATGCTCATTCCTAAACAAGGCGATGATACCCGTTTAAACGTACGCCGTGTGAACAAGTATATGAAGATCAATAAGAAGTTTGCGTTCATGAATGGTCTAGACCAGATCAGTTCTACGCCGATTATATTCTTCTGTTGGTGGCAGTTTGCCAACGGAGATGCTGGTACTCCTAGTGTACCTATTACGATGGAACTCAAAACAATTCCATTCTTCGGTACCTAATTATCCCGGAGGGAGGGAGAGAGTGTGTGCTTCGCTGACGCTACGCGTTTTTTATTAACGTATAGTCGAGGCCGAAGCGTTCGTCAGTACATTTTTATTTAGTGCACCGTTTGGCCTATTGCTTATAGTTTATCTGTCATTTTTATCTAGTGCACCGTTTGTACGAAGAGTTTAGACGTGACGAATATCGTACCTGTCACGGCTGAGTTTGGTGTCATCGGGTTCTTCATTCGAGAAGACGACAACATGCGGTGTATGAATCAAAGCTTTCATCTGACTGGCATACTTCGGTGAGAAGATCAAACGATCCTTCAAACATTCCAACGTCGAGTAACTGAGAAACTCCATCTGACCACGGGGAACGTTGAAGAAGAAGTAACGGGTGTGACGATTAACAGTGTGAGCGATGTCGTCTCGCTTTCCAATAGACATGATCTGAGTTTCCTCTTTGAATTTCGTGAGGAAGTACTGCTGGAACCAAGTTTTTCCTTCGCCGCCTTCGCGTCCAACATAGAAGATGATCTTACGTGAGTCTGCCGCATCGTCCAGCTCTTGAGCTAACTCGTCCTGCCACCCGGCACGCGGTTCTCCTGTAACGAAGTCGGGGATCTTAGCGCGTCGTTCGAAGAGACGCACACATCTGGGATACTTGAGATACTCATGGGGGCGGGCGAGCGCAACCTCTGGCGAAGTGGGTGGGCGTCCCTTCTCAGTCTCGAAGGTCTCACCCCATTGGATGAAGTCGTCGAGATCGGACCGATGCCCCTGGCCTCCAACTGGGATAGTACCGTACTCATCAGAGTCTCCAGCCTTAGCACAGTATGTTCGATTCTGGTCTGCTGATCCACGTGCTCGCTCCACATGCGCACGAGGGATGAGACCTCGGACGACACGGAAACGCTTGTTTGTGTTGAATCGGACGTAGCCCTGGAGATGCGGAGTTCCTGTGGAGGAGACCTCCCTTCCGACGATACCATACTCGACCTGATCGCTGCTCAACAGAGCCGCAACCAAAGCTTTCTCGGGCTCGGTGGGATTATTGAGCGTGAAGCACCAAGACTTTCCTTGAGACATGATTGAGAATTATGATGGGATGGGATTAAGTGGTGTAGGTAATACTTACTACACCACCAGTTACCAGTAGACAAAAGCCTCCCGGCAAATTTATTTTTTTAGCATGAATTATTCGGCATTGGCACGCCG